TATATGACCAAAATCCTTTACTACGACATTGAAACAGCACCCAACCTGTCTTATGTGTGGGGGCAGTACCAGCAAGACGTTATCCAGCATAAACGTGAATGGTACATTATGTGTGTGTCATATAGGTGGGAGCATCAGAAACGCACGCAAGTATGTTCGCTAGTTGATTTCCCTGAAGCCTACGACAAAGACCCGGAAAATGATTTCCATGTTGTCAAGAAGATGTGGGAGTTGTTTGATGAGGCTGACATTGTTATAGCGCACAACGGTGACAGGTTCGATATGCGTAAAGCTAACGCTAGGTTCGTGTACCATGACCTAGGTCCACCTGCACCTGTCAAGTCTGTTGATACGTTGAAGGTAGCTCGCAGATATTTCATGTTTAACTCAAATCGTTTGAACCATGTAGGGCAGCACTTGGGGCTTGGTCAGAAGGTAGATACTGGTGGTTTCCAAACGTGGGCTGGGTGTATGCGTGGCGATATGAAAGCCTGGAAAACAATGATTAAGTATGCTCGGCAGGATGTTGATTTGTTGCGGCAAGTGTATCTGAAGCTGCGACCTTGGATGCTGAACCACCCGAACCTCAACATATTTACGGAGGAACATGCGTGTCCTACTTGCGGTTCACATAACTTACAGCGTAGAGGTTTTAGAACAACTCAAACGAATAGGTATCAGCGGTGGAAATGTAATGACTGTGGCTCGTATAGCAGAAGTCGGTTGGCTGAGAAAACGGAAAAGCCCTCTATAGTTCCATAACGTTTAGTTGTACTGTGGGTTGATGGCTCGCTTTTTCTTTGCTTTGTCACGCATTTTGTTTGCGTTAATGCTGGTATTGGCTGTTCTTAGCCCTGCATCAGCGCAAGAGAACGAGCCTGAAACAACGTGTGTAGATCAAGAAGATGAGGACAATACTGCGTGTACTGTGCATGTGAATGACTATGATGACCCACCTATTGTGTACATGACTGTGGAGGAAGATCAGACTGCTGTGGAAATAATTACTTATACGTCATTGACATGCGATGACCATGAAACAGGGGAAGGCACAGACACTTACGCAGCAGACCCCTATCTTAAACTATACGACAGCGATGGGACAATTATTGGTGAGGATGATGACGGTGCTGC